TGGGGAGAACATAGCAGAAACACGGGGCGCCGTCTAGAATATGGCAGGAGGCCGGACCAGTGCCCGAGACGACAGAGAACCGTCGCGCGATCGAGTTGGCGAGCCGGGCGCACCTGCTGGCAGAGAAGCTGGATGAGCGCATGACGCGACACGAAACCGAATGCCAGGAAGAGCGGCGGCAGGCCAAGAAGGATCGACACGATTTCCGGGCTGAGGTCGCGCTGACGCTCGGGGGCATGCAGGACCGCTTCGATGCTGGGCTTGCCAAGATCAACACCAGCCTGTCCGGGCTGCATGGGCGGATGAACGCCGGGCTGCTGGCGCTGGTAGGCACGCTTCTCGCGCTCGCCGCCTTTCTGTTCGCCAAAGTGATGGGCTGGGCCTGAAAAGCCAAGGGCCGCCCCGTGAGGAGCGGCCCTGTCCTGCCGAGCGAACCGGCGGGGGAGAAGTGCTGCGGGTCGGGCGCTACTCCGACTGATCCAGGCTATGCGCACTTGCCCTTCACGTCGCTCCGGTACTTCGCCTGCGGGACCGTGACTGCCGGACTTAGTAATGCGCCGCCAGCTTAACCCTCATCGGTGCGGCTTTACATCCGCTTCGGCTACTTGGCCATCAACGCCAGCGGGTCTGCTTTTCCCGCCTCACGCAGCCTCACAAATTTACCCCAGCCGCCTCGGCGGCGCAACTAGGAGACTGACCTATGAAGGGTTATCGCACGCTCATCTTCAACGGCATCATGGCGTTAGTTGCCATCCTGTCGCAGTTCGGAGCCTTCGGCGACACGGCTGCGCCGATGGCAGAGGCCGTCAATCAGGGCCTCGACGTGGTCGACTCGATCATCGTGGCCGTGACGGTCATCGGCAACGCCGGCCTGCGTATCGTGACGACCACAGCGGTCGGCAAGAGCGCCTGATGCGGGGCATGTTCTGGGCGGCGGGCCTCGCGCTCGCCGCCGGCCTCTCGGGGTGCGGCCTCATCGGCAGTCCTCAGTATGAAGCCGTCCGGTCGGACGTGATCGAGAATGTCCGGCAGTTCAACGACCGGGTGATCGAGGACGGCAGGCTGCTGACCTGTGACGCTCCATCGGCGGGAGCCCTGCAACGGTCCTACTGGCAGACCCAGGCGGGCCTGGATGCATGGTGGGCGTTCTGCGTGACGTTCAATCCGCTGGCCGATCTCGAGCCGCCGGAGATCGAGCCATGAGTCTCCGCTGTCGGGTCAACGGCGATCTGCTGTGCGGTGCCAAGAGTGAGCCGCAGCCAGACGACTGCTATATCGACGACGGCCTGCATTACCGGCTTTCGGTTCTGTACGGCGTGGTGATCCCGGAGCCCGACGAGGCGACGACCGGGCGCTGGCGCTGGGCCACGGAATCGGAGTGGGACCGGGTGAGGGCCAACCGGCCGGATTGCTCGCCATGACCATCCTCGGAATCATCCTCGCCGCCGAGCACCTGTTCGTCTGGGCCGTCCTGGCAATCATGGCCGTGGCCCTGATCGGGGCGGCAGTGCAGTGGATGGTGGGGGAGTAGCTGCGGGCCGGGCTTGATACCGGCTCGGGACTCGGGTGCAGGCCCCTATCCCACTATCCCTCGGCGCTCGTCTCGCTCGACGATGCCTGCTCGCGAGCATCCATAGAGCAAACCGAAAAAATCCAGCGTGTCCATCCACGCCGCCGCAGCCCCACGACATTAGCCCTAATGCGCAGAGGTTGCCAGCCCCAGATTTCCTGTGCTGCAGAAACCTAAAGCTCTTTACTTTCAATGACTTGTTGCGCTCGCCTTCAAAAGGCCCTAGCCCCTCCCGCGAGGATTTGCAACCCATTCGGCAGGATCAACGCCGAGCTTTGCCAGCATCAGCCACGCCCTCACGGCCGCTGCGACAGGGCCAGGAGGGCCGTCTCCCCGCTCGTCCACGTACTCCCGCATGGTCCGGTCCCCGATGCCCAAGGCCTTCGCCGCCCCGACCTGAGATAGGCCGAGACGGGCGAGGGCGGCGCGGAGTTGGCGGGGGGTCACTGGCTTTCGGCCTTGGCTATCGCAGCGCGCGCTGCCTGTCCGAAGGTGGCGAACCGATCCCCGACGAGTTCTCCGTCCAGCCTCGCCCAGAACCATGCCCGGCGTGCTCGTGGTGGGCGGCTGTCGTTCACGGTGATCCGCCCATCATCGCTGATCCAGACCGCCCGCAATATCCCGGTTCGGTACGGGCGCAGAACAACCCCGTCAACCACATGGGGCCGGCCACCAAGGGCACGGCCGTATTCAGGGTGAACGGGGCGCTCGCTGATTTCGCCAGCGCGAATCCTCTCACAATCTATCTGGTTCATGCCCGGTCTCCGATTGCCGAAGACCTCGATTTAGGCTATATTGGCCTAGGTGTCAAGCGCCTAATCACAGAAAGTTCAACCCATGAAGCCCGACGAAATCCGCCAGCGCATGCGCGCCAAATGGCCTGTCGAGCTGGCGACCGGCGAGCCGGTGTATTACGACGGCTGGACGCAGGACTTGTTCGTCAGGATCGCAGGTATCCACAACCTGATGAAGAGCGTCAGGTACATGACGGACATGGAGCAGTTCGGCGTGTCCGACAAGGCCGTGGTGTCCTACAAGGGGGATTGCGAAGACAAGTGCCTGAAGGCCCATGAAGACGCGCGGCTGAAGCTTGAAATCCCCCGCGAGTCGCTGCGCATCCTTTATCGTGGCTGGTACATGCTGGCGGTAGATCCCCGGCCCCACGTCGCGTTGTGCATCTTCGCCACCATCAACGGCCGACAGCAACAGGTCGTGCTGGACAACACCCAGCGGTTCCTGGTGTACCGGGAGCAGTTGCGGGGGAACTGGATAGAGATTTAGGCGGGGTCGGCAAGTTGTCGTTTACGGCGGTAGCGCCGCAGTGCTGCTTGGCGGTTGCAAGCACGACAATACCGCTGTCCGGCGGCAGAAATGTAAACGTTGGCATCCGTCAAGTCATGACCATTAAGGCACTTTTGGGCGTTCAACCGATCGAGAAGGCCGCGCTCTCCGTTCAGCGGGAAATTTACCGCCGTCGTCTCTCCATAGAATTCGCGAGCCTTTTCATCGTACCATGCGCCCGCCTCTTCGGGGGTATCAAAGCGTGGGGAACGCAGCCGTTTGCCGGCGGCGCCATCCGGCCAAAGCTCGGCTGAATACTTGTTGCGGCGACGGTCGAAGAAGACGCCCTTAAATCCGGTCTGATTGCGACGGGTGGCGAGTTGCGCGGGGCGGCGAAGATCAACGAAATCGTCGCTCATGCTACCCCACCCCGTACTGTACCACCGCCAGGAGCGCCGCGCCGAGGGCTAGGCCGCGTGCCAATGTGCCAGAACAAACCGGCCTCGCTCGGTCAGGATAATCTTGCGTTCCGGGTCCGTCGCCCCGCCATCTACATGGCAAAGCTCGTGAGCGCATAGCGCCCGGGCGGTTGCAAGACCGCAGACATTGGCGATAGCATGCGGCTCACCAATTGCATCATAGCGAGTCCGCGAGCCACCGGAGCGGGACAGCCACCGACCGGTGCCCATGATCGTCAGGATTCGCCGCTGGCATGTCGAGATGCTGTGCCAGCAATTGCGGGCACTGTCGAGGCCGAGCCGAACGTCTCGCAATCTGCATTCAAGATCGGTGACAAGATCAGGGCGACCGGCATTAAGCAGCATTTCCCGCACGCGAGCCGTTCTTCGCTCTGATTCACGATCAAGCTCTGCCAGCAAATCGTAATCGCTATTTTCCATAACTCCGCACCTGCGAATCCGCCGGCTGTCCGCGCCGGGTACTGCGGTCATTCCTTGGCCGCAACGTTGAAGCCGACTCCAAACATCCGATCCGGGACCAATCTCTAGGTTTCCCCGTCTGGTCTGCTGATTCTGCCGCGCAATAAAATTTCCCCGTCTTTCTCTGGGGTTGCAGCGGAGTCAGCAGTTAGAACTTTCTGTGATTCGCATATTGAATATTGGGGTGCATCGCGTGGCTGACGCAAGATATCGTAACTCGGCCGTTTTCCTACGTACCCTGGTTTGAAATAAAATGCCATCCAGCGCTTAAGAGAGGTCACGTCGATTCCGGCATCGGCCGCTATCTCGGCAAGGGGACGACCGGACTTGACAGCGTCAATCCGGCGCTCGCGCTCAATCCTCGTGAGGCTGCCGGTGCGGTTAAACTTGTCCCGCCCCTTCTGCACCATGTCGGCGATGTTTTCTTTCTGCGTCCCCAGGAACAGATGAACCTGATTGACGCAGCTCGGATTGTCGCAGGTGTGCAGCACGGATTTCCCCTTGGGGATCGGGCCGACAGCTTCCTGGTAGGCGATGCGATGGGCCGTTGTCGTTCGACGCCCAAAGGCGTCTTGCATCGTTATCAATCCGTAGCCCTTCTCTGTCTTGGTGCCAGTCCATTCCCAGCACCCTGACGGCATCACGCGCGTGTAGCGGGCTAGTTTTTGCGCAGCGGTTTGCCCGTAGGGTCCTCTTCGCATTCGCTTGGCCTCAGTTTGTAGTTGCACGCCTTTCTGATCTTGGCGTTAATCCGGCGGGCTTCCATCTTCAGGTGGTAGAGGATAGCCCTATCCTTGATATCGCTGCGCCGCGAGTAGTTATCGAGCATGTCGGCGTAGCCGTGCAAGAACTCAGCGATCTTCCGCATATTATAGACGCTGGTGAACGGGATTTCCAGCCTTACGGCGGCCCCGATCATCTTCTTATCGAAGTCGTCCAGCTCTTCGGTAATCGCTTTCTTGTCTTTGCGCTCTGCCAACACGCCCTCCACGGTTCCAACCATGCGTACTCCTTTCCTGGTCTGTGGGGTAGGGGAGGGGGTAAACCCGGTCAGTCATCGGCGATCCCAATCTTCACGGACACGCTCTTTACTCTCTTCATGGCGCGACAGCGTGACTTCGCGTTTCATCGGATCAACGGTCGCCCGGAACGTCCCGTAGTTAGCGCCGATGAGGCTTTCAAGTAGGCCATCAACAGGCGGGCGGTCAGATAGCAGCGGAGCCGGGAAAGCGTTCTGGATCAGCCTGAGGTCGAAAGTTGCCTGCTGGCCGACCTTCATGCTGTAGGCAATTCGATGAACGTATTCGCGATCACTCAGCATCTCACACTCCCTGCCCCGGAGCGGCGTCGAGCTTGTGGAATGCCGCGCACAACGAGCATAGACATTCGCCGTATTGGCCGTGCGACTCAATCCGATCCCGCGCCGCACTCGCTACGGCTTGGAGCAGGATGAGATGGCGAGCTGTCGCAACGATGTTACCGCCATCACGTGACGCATTGAGCGCAGTAGCGAGATTGTCCTGTGTTTTTGCGGTCCTGCTCTCGTCGAAGGCATCTGCCGCAGCGACCAACTCTCGCGCCAGCGCAACGGCGGGGTGTTCGGGGGTCATCTCACCGTCCTCATCTCTGCCCGCCGGGCCGCTGTGGGGTTGATCTTTCGGAACGCATCCCAGAAGGCTTGGGCTAGGGCTTTCATGTCGATGCCGAAAGTCCGCTCGAATGAAGATTCGCCGAGCATATGCTGACTGCGATGATGTTCGACACACAGGCTAATGGCCCAACAATCGGAGGGCTTCCCGTTTAGATATCCGTCTGTGCCGGTTCTAACATGCGCCGCTTCAATCGGCAGCACGTCGCACCCCGGCACACAGCACGCATGGCTTCGGACGAATGCCAAATGGGCCGGGCAGCGCAACCGGGTGTCGCGGCGCTTGCGGTCCTTGACGATGCGGGGCGGGAGGATGGTCATTGCGGCGCAGTCCACTGGCCGGTGTCGATCATGTAACGCTCGTACATGCGCATGAATTTCATCAAAGCCTCTGAGTTGCCGAAAATGTCCGCTCGCGATTTAACGCCGCATGTGCTCCGGATGAAGGCCGCCGCCGTTTCTTCCTCCCATATCCCGCATGCCCACATCTGGAACCGCGCATCCTTCGCCAATATCCCGGCCTGCTTGACCAGGGGCAGCTTATGGAAGGGCGTGCGTTCCTTTGCCGGTTCCTCGGGCTGTGCGGGCACGGCAGGGGCCTTCATGTCCAGCCTCGCCACGCCACACCATACCTCCCGATCCGGCCTAGGCACGCCCCCCAGGATTTCCAGGGCTGCGTCTGCCTGCTCTAGGGGCAATTCCAAAATTACCTGACATACGCCACGGGTCTTGACGATCTTCAAGTCGGCGTATGCGGCCCTGAAGGCGGTCATGCTGCTTTGGCTCCTATCAGGCTCCGCGCCCATACCTCTAGCGCCTCGGCCCGCTGCCGCTCCGCCATGACCTCGGCCTGCAAGACCTCGCACCGCTTCAGCAGCCTGCGATTCTCGCGCCGCAGCAGTTCAAGGGCGGTCTGGGGGTCAGGCATTGACCAGTTCTCCGAGGCGTTCCTGCATGGCGACCTTGAGCGCGTCAACGTCGGCTTGCGTGAGGCCGGCAGAGCGTCGGTTTTCGGACTCAGCCTTCCACCATCTCTGTAGGGCTTCCTGGCCCGGCGCGACGGAGATGGTGTCCATGGCGGTTGCCATGTAACGGGCGGCCGAGTTGACTGCATCAGGGGCATGGGCTTGTGGCGGCGCCTTGCCTTGCAAGATGGCTTGCAGCCGAGCCCTCTCCCGATCCGGTATCTTGTAGCTCTTGCCCGCCGCCTCTAGCTCTACCCACGGGCTATCCAGATCGTACAGGTAGCGCCCGACGCCCCACTTGACAGCAGCCCGCTTGAAGGCATCGGAGAGCGCGCCCTTTTCAGCCTCAACGTCCGTATCCCCGGCGCCGTCTTCCTTGCCAACCCATTCGCCGCCGATCTTGATTGCGATCTCGCAGAGGACCGCCTTGCCCGAAGTCGCTGGATAGCGGCAAGACCAACCCTCAGGGCCGCACACTTCATCCAGCCGATCCATCACGTCGCGGGCGTCGATATAGGCGAGTGCCATGCCGCGCTTCTTGTCCTGCGTCGTCGAGCCAACGCGCCAGGACACGCGCTCGGGCGGGAAGGGTCTGGCAAGATCAGCTAGTTTCATCGGGCGTCTCTTTCGGTTGCAGGCTATTCGGGCCTTCCTGGTAGTCGGGACACTCGCCGTCGTTGACGTAGCGACATAGCTTGTACGGCTCCTCTACGCCTCCCGTGACGTAGTTCGGACGTGCTTCGGTTCGGTTGGCGAAGCATTGCCATCGGAACCAGGAGTCGGATTTGTTGACGATGACGAGGTTGATGCAGCGGGCGCAGATCGTAGCCATTCCAGCCTCGCTATCATGTCGCCGATCTTCTCATGCGGACGGGATTCCCAGCCGTACTGGCAGGTGTCGCAGAGGATTTGGATGCGGGTCCGAATGTCAGTCAGTACACACTCGCGGGCCACTCGCATCCATGCGGCGTGCTCGCGTTGCTGTGCGGGGGTCATGACGCGCCACGATAAGCTGTGCCGACTGGCGTAATTCGAATGCGCGCACTTTTGGGGCCATACCGTTCAACCCAGCCGTACTCGCAAAGCGCCGCCCACGTCTGTCGAGTAAATGGCGCCCGCTCATCGCTAGCAACGACCGTTCCATAACGACGCTCATAGAGCCCGTCTCCGCCACGAGACGCGAGCCACTCGAAGGCCTTTTTCTGCTGTTGAGTAGGTGTCATCCCGCCACCACCCCCAGCCCGATCCACAGCGCCAGCATCAGGGCTGCGAAGACCAGGCCGTACCAGAACCATGTTGCCAGCCTGGACGGCGGCTCCTGCTCTGCCCAATGGGGATCAGTGCGGGCGAGGCCGAAGAACAGGTTGGCCGGGGTGTGCAGCGGCGGGGCCATGCGTGGCGTGGGAGTCATGTCAGACTTCCTCGGCATTGGCGGCCAGAAGAGCCGGGACTGCCAATTGCAGCTTGTGCCCAGCTTCGAGAAAATTGCTAGCTTCCAGCACTAGCCCAGGGACATCATCGCTAGTGATGCAGAAGACTTTCGCGTCTTCATCCCACTGAAATTTGATTGTCGCGCTTCGCATCTCATCCTCGCTACTCCCGACCGGTCCGGGGGGTCGTCATGCAGGAGACCGGCCGGGAGTCCGTGCGGTACCGGTGCTCCCCACCGGCAGGGGTAGTTGGCGCGGCGCTGCGGTCGAGGGTCCAATGACCCGGGTGCAGTCACAGGGAAAGCCCTTAGCCCCCAAGGGCACCGCATCCGGACAGGCCGCGCCCCGACCCTTGCGGGCCGGATGTCAAAGTTCATCAAGCTCCACAATCTGATATGGAAATGCGCGTAGCGCGGGGCTATCTCCGGATAGGGCAAACTCGATTGCCTCTTCCCGTTCAAACACAGCGATTTCCCCATCGTCGCCGATGAAGCCAACCGCTCCGTTGCCTGTGTTGCGAAACAGAATCACGCATTCCATCATTTTCAATCCGTGCAGTGGTACGCTCTACTTGTCACCCGCCGAGCGCGTGCGGTTATCTCTCGTAGTCGTTGCCACCGATAGAGGCCAACGCGATTAAGGCGACAATGACAACAAGCGCGAATGCCGCCCAGATCATGCTGCATCTACCGGAAGGGCAAACTTTAACTTCCATGTCCGCCAGGCCTCAGTTACAGCTCCGGTGCCGAGGAACAGGTCGCACAGTTCGTCCTCTGGCCTGGCGCCGAGCATCTCAAACGCCCAATGGCAAACGGCCTCCGGCTTGGCTCCGGTGAGGCCGCGCTTGAGCGTAATGCTTTCCTGTATCCAATCGCGCATGACTAGGCGTTTGCTCACCACGGGCTTGCGGGCCGCCTTCACAATCACTGGTTCCCACGCATAAGCGACAGAGACATTGCGTTTGAAGGCTGCGAATCCCTTTACCCATGACATCCAGCGCGCGCCGGTCGGCAACACCAGCGGGGCGAGAAGCGCGATTGCCTCAGCTGTAGCCGATGTGTGCAACACCCAGCCATCGTACTCGCGCTCAAGTCGCTCGATCAGGGCCGCGTGGTCGACTTCGCCTGCATAGTCAGGATGATCCTGATACAAATGCGCGCAACCAGGATAGGGTGGGTCGCAATACGCCAAACGCATCACATCATCCCCACGACAAACGCAGCGAACAGCAGCCCGTAGACAGCCACGCTTACCACCACGGTCCACAGGGCGTCGGGACGGCGGGTGTGGGGGCTAGTCATGGTCAACGCCTCCAATAATCTTCGTGTTCGCCGTAGCCGCCTTCGCGAAGCTGCTTGACGGTGCGGACAACCGTGCCAGCCGTTCTGGCGTTATCGCACATGAACTCGCCATGCCAGCAACAAGCCCGCAAACACCGGTCGCAGACCGTCACCTTGTGGTCGTCCGGCAGCGGCACATCATCCATGTATGGCTTCTCAGTCATGGTCGGGCTCCGGAGGTGCGGGGAGGGGACGATAGACAGAAGGCTTGGCGGATCGCCCAAAGCCTGCGCCATACGGCGGCAGGTATGCGCGCCAATAATCAACCCAGAATGTCCAGTGGGCATCTTGCGGGTTCACGCCGTCGTCGTTGAACTCGCCAACGACAAGGCGCGTTCCATCCTTCGGCGCCGTCTCTATCGGCAGCCACTCACCCGCAGCGCGGCGAAGGGCGGAGGCGATGGTTTCGATTGCGCAATCGGGGTCGCCCATGATGAGCCGCAGATCGTAGAAAACGCCCGCCGCCTCTTCATCCCACCTATCGGCCATCGGACTCTCTCCTCTGGCGGGCGCGGGTGGTAACCTCATGAACGAATTTAAGCGCCAGCTGGTGGTCGCAAGAATCGGCTTCATTGTCGCTGCACACGGCCTCGATTTGCCTAAATGCTGCGCCCAGCTCCCCCACCAGCTTCTCCGCCGCCTCGGCGCGATCTTTCAAATAGACGCATTCGACAGCAAGCGTGACCGTCGCATCATCGCCGATAGCGTAGCCTTCCGGAATGCAATGGAGGGCGCGCAACCGGGTGATCTCATCGGCGGCCTGTCGCAGTGCCATCGGCGTGTCGCCGAATGTAATGCCCTGGCCGACCTCCATTGCATCGGCCCGCCCTAGCAGCCGTTCAACAATGTCGCTCATTCCGCAATCTCCTCGATCACGCGGACGCGGACGCAACGGTAGCCTTGGCGATACCAAGACTGCCAATCGTCATACGGCGCGGAACAGCCGCTCACCACGAGGGCGATGCATTCTTTGCGCGTTCGCCGGACATAGCCGTCAATAAGCCATCCGCGAGGCGCCTTCACCGCCCACATCCTGACTTCGCTCATTCCGCAGCCTCCTCGACAAAGCGCCCGCGAACGCAGCGGTAGCCGCGGCGGTAGAGGGTTTTCCAGGTCGGCCAATCGAAGCTCTGGATAACCGCGTATCGTTCGGCCGCTTCGATTGCATCCTTGCGCGTCATGCGGACCGTTTGCCCAGCGATCACGGCATCCGGCCGCTTCACCGCCCACATCCTGACTTCGCTCATTCCGCAGCCCTCCGCTCATCCGGGCCGTCGTCGAATAGCCCAACCCGATCCGGTGCCGCAGGATCGCCATGTAGGCAGCAATGCCGGTCGACCAACGGTTCCGGATCATATTCGTTCTGCGGCATGCGGCAGGAACAGCCCCGTGACCGCGCCTCGTCGCTGCACGGCTGCTCGGCTTCCAGCTCTTCCCGGATTAGCGTGGCGCAGTCGGCCATCAGGTCCGCCAGCGTGCCCTTGATGTCGTCAGCGCCTGCCGGTCCGGCTAGCCCGTAGGCAAGCTCCAGCGTGGCCCGCAGGCGCTCTAAGGCAGCAAGCGGCAGGCTGCGCAGCTCGGCGTTGAGATACTGACTGGTGGCGGTCATGTGCCGGGCTCCTCGCTCATGTCCCTACTCCTGTGCGGCCGGGGCGGTGGGGGTAGGATTGCAAACCGGGCACGGCACGATTGGCCCGTTGTTGTCCATCCAGATCATTCCCGGCTCAGGACCGGCGTCCTGGCAATAAGCGCAGCCCAACGCCTTGAATGGCACTCGCGGCGGATTTCGATAGTGACGTCCGTCTGCCATCTCCCTCTCCCTGTCAGGCGGTGGCGCGGGCGATGGCGGCGCGGGCTTGTTCCAGAACATCTGGGCGGCTTCCCGCAAGCTCAACTGATGCCACGCGATGCAGTCGCTCTAGCGCAGCCAGCAGATCGGCCTTGGTCTCGCGCTCGCGCCGCAGTTCTTCTCGCATTAGCGCGAAGGCCTCCATTGAGCGGCGGGCAGCGTAGTCCCTACGGGTGCCGGTATGATGTCCGGCCGTATGCTCGCCGAATGTCATTAGCTCCAAGTTCGGCAGATCATTGTTCGACGGGTCGCCATCTCTGTGATGCACAAGCTCCCAAGGCTCAAGTCGCCGGCCGAGATGGCACTCCATCACGACGCGATGTTCCCGCCGTGCAACGCGCTTGCCGCCCTCGCTCACGTAAAGCCAGCGGTAGCCGCGCTTGTCGGTCCAACCTTGCCCGGCCCCGGCATTCCACGGTGCAGCGCCCTTAGTGGCTGGCATTTCGATTTCCTGCCGTGTGCTTCGTCATCTGTCTCTCTCCTCAATCGGCCCGGGCGGGTGGGGCTGGCGCGTCACGAAGTTCAGCGGCTTTTCGCCCGACCTCATTGATGCGTGGGCTGCCCTTGAACGGCACTCCGCCATCCCAGGCAATAAGGCCCTCACGATCGAGCGCGATCAGCAAATTGGTCTCAGCAGCGGCATGGACACCGCGCACTGGACAGATGTTGCCGCGCTCACGGAACATCGCCGCTCTGAGCGCCTTGCGGCCGGCTTTGCTGAGTTGCACCATCTCTCTCTCCGTCCATCTCCCCCAAAGGGCCGGCCCGGAATTCGTAGCGCCGGGCCGGCAGGCTTGGAGGCTCAGTAGTCCGGCGATGCGCCGAGGTTGTCGCGGTCCAGGCCATCGGGGTCGCGGAAGAAGCCGGGGCCGGTGTCGTGCATGTAGCTCGGCCCGTAGGAACGCGACCGCTTGCGGCGCGGCTTGCTGGCGGCCTTCATCCGCTTCTCGCGGGCGGCCTGCCGCTCAGCCTGTTCGCGGGCGATGCGCTGGTAGCGGGTTTCTTCGGACATCTCTTCCTCCATCTATCTCCACCAAATCGGGGCCGCCGGTCTCGCGGGCGGCGGCCCCAGGCTTGGAGGAATCGCGGCCCCCAGGGAGGGAGGAGCCGATCAGCCGATAGGGCTGACGAGGAGGAGATTACGAATATCGGAACTGCCCGTCAAGCGGTTTCTACGAAAATCGTACAAGCCGGGATACAAGGAAAGGGCGGCGCTGGCTGGCGCCGCCCGAGGTCAGTCCGTGACGGGGTGTAGCGGGACTACCCGGCCACGGCCGCCGTAGGGCCCGCTTCGGCCGCCTCCCGAGCGGCCCGCACTCGGTCCTTATCGCGCATGTAGCGCAGCACGTCGGTGCGGTCCTCGGCGCCAAGCCGTTGATAAATCTGTCTGATTTCTTCCAGTTCTCGTTTCATCTGACGATCCTCCTGTGCCACACCAGGATCGTCCCCAGTCATTACCTGTTCCTTACCGGCGACCGCGGCCCCCGGTGAGGGCTTCCCCGTATTGATATTCGCGGCGAGGGCGTCCATCGGCCACTCGAGGTAATCCGCCATCGGCCTAAGCTCTTTGGCCTTAATTGCGCGGACGCCGCTGATGATCTCGCTCACGCGCGACGACGGCAGCCCGAGGGCGCGCGCCAGGCCGCTCTTGCTCTTGCCCTGCGGCTTCAGTTCTTCAAGCCGCTGATCCAGCCAATGTTTCGGCATCCGCGGATTGTGATCGATTCCCCGGAGACCTGTTGCTACGAACTTCGGAAACAGAGCCGTTGACGGATTGCTCCGATTATCGTAAACGTTGGGCATGTCCGAACCGCAGCCTGAGAACGGCCCCGACGCATGTCTTGCCGCCTTCGGCGGGGCAACGGCCCTCGCGAAAGAGTTGCGGGCGCCGATCTCCACCGTTCATTCGTGGAAGCTGAAGGGGCGCATTCCGCACTGGCGCCGCCAGCAAATCGAGGATGCGGCCCGCCGCCGTGAGATCGACCCTGATCCAGCGTGGTTTGCCGAAGCCCCCACCGCCGCGCCCTCCGAGGCCGCCGCCCAATGAGCGCCCTCGTCGCCGCCGCCCGCCTGCTCGACGCCATCAAGGCATCGCCGGTCCTGCCGTGGTCCGCCAAGGGCGCGCCGATCTGCGAGCTGCTGACCCTCATCTCCATGCTGTCGGCGGCCGAGAACCGGCGCCGGGCGGAGGCGTAGATGAGCGCGGAAACCGAATACGCCGGCAAGCTGGGCACGCTCATCGGGGCCGAGACCGCCTTTGAGACTTGCGCCCGGCTGGCCGACGAGGCGGCCGACGAGGCTGGCAAGCGCGGCGCATGCGAAGCGGAAGTTCATCTCCGCGCCTTCGCTGCGGTCATCCGTAGCACCGTTCCGAAATGGGTGGACAACGCCCGCGCCAATCTGTTGCCGGCGGAGGCGTAGATGCTCTTCCTCCTCGGCATGCTCTGCGGCGCGCTTCTGACGTTCGCCCTGTCCTGCGTGCTCTACCCCGTGCGGGAGACGGAGCTGCCGGACGACACGGATGAGGCGGGGGCATAGGCGATGGCGCATCGGGCCGTGCATCAACTCGCCCTCTGTGTTGCCTGCGTCGGCGCGACGGTTGCCATTGGCGTGATGATAGACGCCAAGCCGTCTCTCGCATGGGCGCTCGGCTTTGCCGGCGGCGCGGTCTACGGAACGGGCGCCAGCATACTGCGCCGCGCGATGAGCCCGCACGACGATAGCGACGATGCGCGGGGCGTGGGCGTGCAGGAATGTCTTCATCCGCGCGACCCTAGCGGGTGATCTAGGGCATGGGAATATAAGTTTATAGTTAATTACGAACTTTTCACAGAGGTTAACTTGCATGGCGTGCCGCCCGAAGTCTTTGGAAGAGCGCTTCAACGCAAAGGTCAACAAGAACGGCCCGGTGCCGGAATATCGTCCTGACCTGGGGCCGTGCTGGCTGTGGACCGCTTCATGTACTGACGGCTACGGCCAAATCGGGGCGGGGTCACGAACTGATGGCAGCTTCCGGGTCCTGAAAGCCCATCGCATTGCGTATGAACTCCATATCGGACCGATCCCCGAAGGACTGGAGCCGGACCATCTCTGCCGCGTCCGTCACTGCGTTAATCCATGGCACCTGGAGCCGGTGACGCATCAGGTCAATATGCAGCGCGGTTTCCCGGGGGCTCATGGCCTGAAAACGCACTGTCCAGCCGGGCATGAATATGCCGGCGAGAACTTGTATCTGCGCCCTAACGGCGGTCGCATTTGCAGAGCGTGTCGTCGACGCGGGGTGCTGCGGCGATATCGCGAACTGGCCGCAGCTCGGCGCTTGGAAATGGTGCCGGCATGACCCTTCCCATCATCCTCCTGACCTCGCCGCCGCCATCTTCCTGGCGCCTCTACCGCCGGAAGTCCAAGACCAGCCGCGCGCTGGTGAAGACCGACCTGTACAAGGCATGGGCGAACATACCGTTCTTCGTCGAGACGACGGACCTCGGTTTCCGCCGCATCGCCGTTCCGCCGCGCAACCCGATTGCGCATGACGTGGCGGTATTCATTGAATGTCCACGTCAGAGAAAGACGGCCGACGCCGAGAACCGGATCAAGGCTATTGCCGACAAGCTCCAAACTCATGGTTGGCTCGTCAATGACAAGCTGATCGTGGATATCCGCATCAAGTGGTCCGACCTTCCGGCGTGCCGCGTGACGATAGAGAAGGCGGGATGACGCTCAGCCCGGAACAGTTGGAGTTGCTGGCCCAGATGGCGGCTGCACCAGTCCGGCCTCACGGCAAGCTAAGGCGTGATCCCGTTCCGCATGGGCACGTCATGCCACCCGGCACCGGCCCGGCCGGAGAGACATGCGGGTCATGCAAGCATCTGACACGAAAACACATGGGCAAGGTCTACCTGAAATGCGGCCTCAATCATCGGCGATGGACTGGCGGCAAAGGCTCTGACGTGCGGGCCAAAGATGCGGCATGCAAGCGATGGGAAGCTAAATGATGCGCCTCGACGATGCCGCCTATCTCGCCAAGTGGTCCGCCCTAGAGCGCCGGGCGGCCATAGCTCCGCATGGTCACAAACGGAAGCGCGAGCGCGAGCTGCGAGAGTTTGCCCACCGGCTGCTGAAGCAGGAGACGCGCAAGGGGAGGCGCAAGGCAGGATGAGCGCCCGCTGGCATGCCGGCCGCATGATCTACGCGCTGGCCAACCATTTCGATTGGCGGGCGAACCGCATGATGACCGAATTCTATGTCGACGGCGGACTGGCGGACTTGGTGTTCGTCACCAAAGCCGGGTACCTGACGGAGATCGAGGTCAAGCTCTCGCTGGCTGACCTGCGGGCGGACGCCAAGAAAGAAAAGTGGCTGAAGCCCAGACCGCATGTCGCGCGCTTCTTCTACGCCGTCCCTAACGAACTGGCCGACCGCCTGCCTGCCGATTTGCCGGATAACGCGGGCGTCCTGGTCGTCTACCCGGCGAGCGATAGGAACGGCAGGCCCGTCCATCGGGACGGCGTGCGGGAAGCCCGGCCGGCCCGGCGAGTCAAGGCCCTGAAACTGCCGCCCGCATCGTTGGCGACCCTCGAACGCAATTGCTATTTCCGATACTGGCACCGAGAGATGCAGGCGCTTGGCCGGCGACTCGACCGTACTTGTCGGCCGGCGACAACCACGGTGGCCGCCGCATGAGCCGCACCATCCACCACCCCGAGGAGATCGTCCCGGTGCTGTCGTTCACTGCCGCCGCTATTGCCCTTGTGAACGCCTTGGAGGCCGAGCGTCATCGCGTCAGCCCGCACGTCCGGGAGAAGCTGGATGCGGCTCAGGCGGCTGCGGAAGAAGAGGCGTGGAGATGAGCGGCCTTAGAGACCGTGGCCGCGCATGGCGGGGGCGCCTGTCAATCCCGCCGCACTGCAATCCGCTGGTCCGGGAGTTCTTCGAGATTCTCAACCGGCAACGCGTTCTCATCTCGGAAGTCAGCGACCAGGGCGGGCCGACCAAGGCGGCAATCCGTTCCTGGCGGTACAAGAACAACCCCAGCATCACGAACATGAACGCGGCTCTCGGCGTCATCGGCTATGAGCTGGTGATCCGGCCGAAGAGGGGCGAATGAGCGCACCATCCTGGATGCCTCTCTACATCGCGGACTATCTCGCTGACACCGGCCACATGAGCACGGTCGAGCACGGCGCCTATCTTCTGCTCATCATGCACTATTGGCAGAACAGCGGCTTGCCCAGCGATGACGCCAAGCTAGCCCGCGTCTGCCGCCTGCCGCTCAAGCAATGGATGGAGATCAGGCCGACGATAGCCGACCTGTTCGGACTAGATTGGCATCACGGCCGCATTGATTCCGAACTGGCGAAGGCAGAGGACACGATCAGTAAGCGAAGTGCGGCCGGCAAAGCAGCCGCATACGCTCGGCACAACAAACGCAGTGCGAACGCACCATCAAACGCACAACAAACGTTTACACCTCACCTCACCTCACCTGAAGAAGAGAGAGAGAAGGGCGCGGGCGCGACTTTGCATCGTGGCTGGGTGCCAAGGCCGGAAACTCTCCAGTGGGTTGCCCTGAAAAGCATCCCTGACACACGCCGTGACGCCATGATTGAGCATTTTGTGGAGCATCATCTTGGAAAAGGAACCGTCTTTGCCGACCCCGATGCGGCCTTCCGCACCTGGGTTATCCGTAATCCTCAATTCGTTGGCCGAGCTGATGATGGTGGGGGAGCCGGGCGAGGTCGACGACCGGATAATGGATTCGCTACCGCAGTCGGCGAAGTCGTCGCTGGTAGCCGTTTACGAAGACCGCACGACGGCTGAATACGGCTGGGATCAGGTACTTACCGGCTATCAATGCCGGCATGACGTGCCCCTGGCAGACCGGGCAGCGGCGCTTGCCATCCTTGATGTCGCGCTCAGTCCGGCTCCCGTCGAGGCGGTTGCCCGCGAAGTGACGCGGCTGCGCATGATGACCAAGGCCCGTGCCGAGGATGCGACGGATACGAAATTCATGGCTGCGGCCTACATGGAAGAGCTTACCCGCTACCCTGCGGACATTGTTTCGGACGCCCTGCGGTTCTGGGCCAGAAATGAGAAATGGTGGCCCGCTTGGTCTGAGCTGCGGGACTTGCTGGATGCCCGTGTCAGGCGGCGGCGAGCGATGAAAGCGGCGCTAGAGCGGCTGGCCCGCAACGGCGCCTCGGAGGGGTGAGGTGGGAGTCCGCTACGGCAAGCCACGGGCAGGCGAGTGGATAAGGCCAATTCGGCGCGGCTATAAGCTGGCCTGCTGTGATTGTGGTTTGGTTCATAAAATGGATTTTGCGCTTGAGCCTGTTGGGCAAGGCAAGAAGATCAAAATGCGTTTTTTCAGAGACGAGCGGGCTACCGCTGCAATGCGGCGCGGGAAATGCTCGTGACAAAGGAAATGCTGGTGGAGGCCCTGATCCATATTGAGCGAGTGCTTGCGTCCGCGCGCTTGCATGGCTGTAAGCCGACCAAAAGGAGCCTGCTCGACATTGAGGCCGTTTGCCGGGTTTTTATCGCCGCCGTGAAGCGGTCAAAGGAAGGGTGAAATGGGATATCGGGAGAAAATGGCTGAAACCATCTTTTGTTGCGACACGGATTTCATGTCGCCCATGGAAATCACTGATTTGCTCGTCGCCGCCCTACAGCAGGCCGGCTACTGCATCGTGCCACTTGAGCCGACGCGGGAGATGATTGAAGCCGCGAATCCAAACCTTAACTTGGAGCTTCCGGATTTGACCACAAGAACGGCGTTTAAGGCGATGCTTGCCACTCGGCCCAAGGAATGAGGAGGGGTGAGATGGAATTGGCAGCGTACTGGTTTAGCGCCATCCAGAGTTTCCGATTGTGGCTTCCCCTGATTGGCATCTCTCAGATCGTTATTGCGATCACACTCGTTGTGATTGCTGGCAAGCTCTAGGAATGACCATGCCCTGGTACGTCGTGTACACGAACGCCAACCGCGAGCAATTCGCGCTAGAGCACCTGATCCGCCAGGGATACGAAACCTTCTGGCTGCACCACCGGAAGACCGTCAGGCATGCCAGACGGGAACGGCTGGTCACGCGCTCGCAGCTCCCCCGGTACATTTTCGCCGCCGTCCACCCCGGCCAGTCGATCTACGCCATCAACACGACCCCCGGCGTCTCGACGGTGCTGCACGGTCCCTCAGGGCCGCTGGCATTGAGCGCGGACGCCCTAGCCGACCTCAGGGGCAGGGGAGACGCGAACGGCCTGTGCGCCCTTCCCAGCCCGATTGAGCGGCAACGCTGGAAGCACGGGGCAACAGTCAGGGTCACGGCCGGCCCGTTTGCCGGGTTTCTAGCCCTGATTGGGGTTGACACGGGGGCGGCGGTCAAGATATGGATGGACCTGTTCGGCCGGCGGGTCGAAGCGTCATGCCTTCCTGGCGACCTGGAGGCCGCTTCACCCGAACTGCGGAGCCATCCCGAAACTCCGCTTTACCGCGCCGCAACATGACAGCCCGCTACCCCACGGTAGGCGGGCTTTTCGCTATTCGGAGCCAACCATGACCCCCGCCCGCCGCAAGCAGCTCGCCGTCTACCTCCGCCAGGAACGGGCATGGATGAAGCCGGCTGACCGCGTTGACGGCCTTGCTGACCCGCGCGACATGCCGATGACCCGGCTGTACAAGGCCAAGCCGAAGCGCAAGGGCTTGAGAAGCGAATGATTCCGCAAATTGGGCAGCTTGTAATCAGTGAAGAAGGCACTGTTGGCCGCATAGTGCGGGTTGAAACTACCCGAGTTCGGTTGCAATGGGTGCCGCCCAAGAATCATCCACTCCATTTTTCCAAGAAACGATGCTGGGAAAGTATCGACAGCATTTGGCCGGCTCCGGCTGAGTGCAGAGATGTTCAATGGTATTGTTGGAATCTCTCTAGCTTGCCGGCTCAAACTTCGGCCCAGCGGTCTTACAGATCGCGCATGAACAAGCGGTCCCGCGAACAGCTTTGGGCTTTAATCGGGCAATTGTGATGAGCCTTGCAGATCAACAGCTAATGCCTGTACTGCCGCATGTCGGCCACAATCTAGGCCCAGCTCGCTGCCTCGTCTGCCCCTACATCCTGACAGAGCACTACGGCACCGGGGCGGACAGGTGCATGGAGTGCTGCATCAAAGAGCGGGAGGCGGTGCTGAAATGGAGCCCGTGACCGCATTGATTGTCGGAGCCGCTCTAGCTGTCCTGTGGATTGGACTTGCCCTTTGGATAGGCTGCAACGTGACCAAGGGGGATTGGAGACACGAATTGCGGGGCATGCTGGCCTATCTGCTGGGCCATAGAGCACCGCCGGATTGATCCACAGTAGGGCGATGTAGATGGCGAAGGGCAAAAAGACCGGCGGCCGTGTGAAAGGCACGCCCAACCGCCTCACGGCCTCGCTAAAGGACATGATCCTCTCTGCCCTGGATGACGTAGGCGGGCGGGATTACCTCGCCAGGCAGGCCGCGGAGAGCCCCACGGCGTTCCTGGCCCTGGTCGGCAAGGTGCTGCCTTTGCAGGTCACGGGCGACAAGGACAATCCCATCACGCTAGAGGTCATAACGGGTGTCGGCCGTACGCCAACGGATTAGCACCGGCTATGAGCCCCGCCCCCTACAGGCCCGGCTGCATGACAGCCTGCGGCGGTTCAATGTTCTGGTTGCCCATCGGCGGTTTGGCAAGACGGTGTTTTGCGTCAACAGCCTGAATGACGCGGCGCTGCGGTGCAAAAAGAAGGATGGCCGGTTCGCCTATATCGGGCCGTTCTTCAATCAGACCAAGGATATCGCGTGGTCCTACCTCAAGCACTACGCCATGCCTGTTCCGGGGACGGAGGCCAATGAGTCCGAGCTCAGGGTCGACTACCCCAACGGCGCGCGTGTACGGCTTTATGGCGCGGATAACCCGGATCGCCTCAGGGGCATCTACCTTGACGGTGTTGTCCTCGACGAATACGCCGACATGGACCCCCGTATGTGGGCTGAGGTTATCCTGCCGACCCTCACAGACCGAGGTGGTTGGGCGATCTTCATAGGCACGCCCAAGGGCAAGAACGGCTTCTGGGATGTCTACCAGCGGGCCAGGGAGGATGACTCCTGGTTTACCGCTATGTACAGGGCCAGCGAGACGGGTCTGATTCCGCCGCCCGAGCTGGTTATGGCGGCAAAGGAAATGTCTGAGGACCAGTACGCTCAGGAGTTCGAGTGCTCCTTTGAGGCGGCGATCCAGGGCAGCTATTACGGCAAGCTCCTAACCGCCTTGGACGGGCAGAAGAGGGTAAGGTCCGTCGCCTGGGAGCCCAAGACACCTGTCCACACTGCCTGGGATTTGGGCATCGGCGACAGCACGGCGATCTGGTTCGTTCAGCAGGTCGGCAACGAGGTCCGGCTGATCGACTATCTCGAAAACTCCGGGGTAGGGCTGTCCTGGTACGCCAACGAGCTGCTGTCCCGCAAGGCGCTGGGCTACGTCTACGGCGAGCACATCCTGCCGCATGACGCGGAGGTCAAGGAGCTGGGGACCGGGGTAAGCCGGGTCGAGACGCTCCGCAGCCTAGGCATCAATCCACGGGTATTGCCGATCCAATCAGTAGACGACGGGATCAACGCAGCGCGTCTGCTGCTGGCGCGGTGCTGGTTCGATGCCGAGAAATGCAAGCGCGGCCTGGAAGCCCTGCGGCAGTATCGCCGGGAGTACGACGAGAAACTGAAGGCATTCAAGCAGCGGCCGTTGCACGACTGGTGCAGCCATGCTGCGGACGCGTTCAGATACCTGGCGCTGGGACTGAAGCCGGATGAGGGGAAGATGAAGCCGATCGTTTATCCGAAAGGTGGGATCGTATGAGCTTTCTGGTTGCCGTCATCCTTGGCTGGTTTGCCGCGCCGCTCCTTCTGCTTGGCTGGGCTTGGCTCTTCAGGCGTCGTCCTCTCCCTGGCCCAGACCTGAGCCCCGATCCTCGCAGTGACGTTCGATGGAACCCGGATACGAAAGAGCTGGTCCTATGAGCTTCCTGGACGCCAAGCGCATGAAGGAACTTGAGGCGCGGGTGGAGGAGCTGCATACGGCTGTCGTTGAGTTGAGCGGCCGGCATACAGGGCTTGCCCGGTTGTTGGAGGAATCTGGTTTGCGGTCTCCGACCCCAGGATGGTTCAAGCGCAAGCCCGGCCGGCCCCGCAAGGACCAGGCCATCATAGGGGCTGGATAAATGGAAATTGTGGTTGTGTTTGCCGCCCTGCTGTTGAGCGCATGGGCGGTGTCCAGGCTGCTTGTTATCCCGGGTGTGGATTGGCCCGTGCGGCAAGGATTGAATGTCTACAGCGAAACTGCCGACCAGTCGGAGCGTGACCGCTACAAGCGGCTTTATCGAAACCGCGGACTGATAGGCGCAGTAGTCGCTTTCCCCGTCGTTCTTTTCATTTCTATCGCGCTTACCTGACATGCCTAAAATGACCGACAGCGAACTGAAAGGCATCCTAGAGGCGTACGAACGCAACGCCCTGGGCTATCAGTCGTCCGAGCTGTCGAGCCAGCGCGAACAGGCCATGAAGTACTATCTTGGCGAGCTGTTCGGGGATGAACAGGAGGGCCGCAGCCAAGTCGTCTCGACTGACGTTGCCGATACCGTCGAGTGGATCCTGCCGAGCCTGCTGAAGGTCTTCACGGCCGGCGAGGATGTGATCCGCTGCGACCCCGTGCAGGCGGAGGACGAGGCCCTCGCCAAGCAAGCGACGGAATACTGCAATTGGGTTTTCCAGAAGGATAACTCGGGCTTCATGGTGTTTCACGCCATGTTCAAGGACGCCCTGTTGCAGAAGAACGGCACCTGCAAGGTCTACTGGGAAGAGCCTGAGGATGAGGAGCCCGAGGAGCAGGAGCTTACTGGGGAAGCCTACATCGGTCTGACCATCCAGGAGATGCAGGGCAAGATCGAGATTGTCGAGCACGAGCAGGAAGGCGATGTCCACCGGGTGAAGATCAACCGGCTGGACCGGACGGGCAAGGTCTGCATAGAGCCGATCCCGCCGGAAGAGTTCCTAGTCTCACGTCAGGCCAAGGGCATCGATTGGAAGGAATCGCCTTTCGTCGCTCATCGGACGCAGAAGACCGTCTCCGAGCTATTGGAGATGGGCTACCGAAAGGAGGTGATCGACCGCCTGTCGGATGAGGATGAGGACCTGACTGCCGAGCGGCTTGCCCGGTATGACGACGTTGAAGACCTTGACGACCCGGATATCGACCGTTCGATGCGCCAGATTTGGGTTACTGAAGCCTATCTGATGGTGGACTACGACGGGGACGGGATCGGCGAAAAGCGCAAGGTCACGTATGCCGGAAATGAAATCCTGGACAACGAACCGTGGAAGGGGCCGCGACCGTTTGCCAGTGTGACGCCGGTTCCGATGAGCCATCGGTTTACCGGCCGGTCTGTCGCCGACCTCGTGATGGACTTGCAGAAGATCAAGAGCGCCATCCTGCGGCAGTTCCTTGACAACCTGTACCTGAACAACAATCAGCGCAGCGTGATTTCCGATCAGGTGAACCTGGACGACATGCTTGTCTCCCGGCCTGGCGGGATCATCCGGCTCAAGACGGGGGCGCTGCCTAGCGCCGGCCATGTGATGCCGCTCGCCACGCCCTTCGTGGCCCAGGCGGCCTTTCCTGCCCTGGAATACCTGGATGGCGTGCGCGAGAACCGCACGGGCGTCACGCGGTACAATCAGGGGGTAGATGCCAACAGCCTGAACAAGACGGCCTCGGGCATTACGCAGATCATGTCGGCCGCCCAGCAGCGGATCGAGTTGATCGCCCGCATCTTCGCCGAGACGGGCGTCAAGGACATCTTCAAGCTCATCCTGTTCAATCTCACGACATACCAGGACAAGGCCCGCACGATCCGGCTCCGCAATCAGTGGGTGCCGATGGATCCCTCGGAGTGGAAGAACGGATTTGACATCACGATCAACGTCGGGCTGGGGACGGGCAACCGTGACCAGATGCTCGCCCACCTGATGAATCTGGCGAACATCCAGAAGGAGATCGTGGGATTGCAGGGCGGATTGAACGGCCCGCTGGTCACGGCGGACAACGTGTACAACCTGCTTTCCAAGATCAGCGAGAACTCGGGCTACAAAGGCGGCTTTTTCACCAATCCGCAGGAGGCTGGTCCTCCGCCTCCGCCGCCGCCTGATCCGAAGATGATCGAGGTCCAGGGCAAGCAGGAGGTCGCCAAGGCTCAGTTGCAGATGGACCAGCAGAAAACGCAGGCGCAGCTCGCCTTGGAGAAGCAGAAGACCGAGGCGCAGCTTCAGCTCGAATGGCAGAAGACGCAGGCCGGCCTTGAGATGGAGCGCCAGAAGATGATGTTGGAACATCAGGCCAAGGGCGAGATGTTCGGGAAAGAACTTGAGGCCCGCAAGTCCCGTGACGTGATGGACGTGAAGGCCGGCATGGGCATCTCGCCTGACAACGAACACATGGAAGAGATGAAGCAGGGCATGCTGGCTCTTGCGGACCTCATTGTGCAGGCCACTCAGCAGCAGGCGCAGATGTTGCAGGGCATCTATCAGGCGGTGACGCAGGAGAAGAACGTGGAAGTCGTGCGCGGCGCGGATGGACGGGTACAGGGCGCCAAGGTCCACATGAACGGGACGCTACAGTGAGGTTGACATGGCTGCCACAGTCCTACTGACCGAGTTCAACACCGGCTCGCAAACGCCGACCGACAAGACCTCGGGGACCGTCCGGTTCAAGAACGCCGACAACGCCACCGTGGATGCGGTCAACCGGCTCGTGGTCCCGACTGGTGCGACCTCGGAATTCTCCTATGAGAAATGGCTAGGCCTGAATGTCACGGCGGCTCCGTCGACGGATATCCAGAACGTCGGCATGTACATGGATGGGGCAAACGGCTTCGGAACGCTGGTGTTCCTGTGGGCACGGGCTGCGGGAGCGTTTACTGCACCTGTCGAGCCCTCGGCGACCACGGGCTTCCTGGATGCCTTCGCCTACACGGCAGCAGGTTTCCTGACCATGTTCACCGGGACCTTTGCGGGGACGGGCATCCTGACCGGCTTTGCCGTGCTGGCGATGGAAGTGCGGCAAGGTGCTGCGCAGGGGACGACGCCGGGCGAGACGTTGACGGTCAGCTATGACGAGACCTGATTTTCCGCCGGAGGTCGAGCGCGCGATTGAACTTACGTATTGGCCGTACTGGCGGGAGATTTTGCGCAGACGGCACAAGAATACCGGGAGGGCTGCGCTGAAGGTGGCTGATAACAGTGGCAAGGAATGGATCATTGCGGGATACGCGCAAAACACATGGTGGCGATATCTACCGCGACCTGACGCCCAAGTTCGCCGACTGTGAAACCAGCAAGGAAGACGGCTGGTCGCGAGCGATCTCCAAGGATGGGGCGATGCTGGTCAATGGCGGGAAGGCCTTCATGCGCCACGGGATCAAGATGCCGTTCAACGGCGATCCTACTCATAAGGTGTCCTGGCTGGTCGGCGAACTGAACGGGGTCCGGTGCTACTTCAACGGCGAGGCCGTCGTGATGACGACCGAGGATTTGTATCCCTAACTCCAACTGATCCTGAAACCGCACTCGATCATCCAGCGCCAGTCGTGGCCCATCCGCTCTTCGGCGGCCTTGATCGCAGACTCCTGATCCGGGTGGCCGTGGCTGATCGGCTTATTCCAGGGATCGAGGACCATGTAGCTGCGCGGCAGGCGTGGCCGTGGCCGGGACCATGATTTGAGCCAATCGAGCATGCCGGCAACCGTAGCGCGGATGCGGCCTGGTGGCAAATCGCGGCATCAATGCTTCTCGGGATCAGCGAGGGCGAGGAAGAGTGGCGAGAGCATTGTCCAAGTCCTACTACATCGCACCGCTGATCGGCACCGGTACACTTTTCGACCCGTATCGTGCTGATGCGCCGTCAGAAGGGCTTACCGGCTGGCACGCGATCATCCCGACTGACGAAGACCCGGAGAGCCTGACCTACGGCATGCCGGTCTATGACTGGTGCCTGATCGAGGTTGATGCGGTCGATCATCAGGGCGTGACGGCGCGCGAAGGCTGGATCGCCCTGCCGAACAGCGAGAGCCGCTCATTGGTCTCCGGTGACACCGGCAAGATCAACCAGATTGCCGCGCGGTGCGATATCGACCTGTCGGCGGCCGAGACGACGGATGAGCTGATCGAGATGGTCGGCAAGGGGCTGGCGCCGACGTTTCCGGGCCGGAAACCCTAATGGCGACGTTCGTCTCCGACAGCTTCACAGACACGAGCAACCAGAGCCTCGGCTTCCATACCGGCGAGACTGGCGCAACGTGGACAGAGCACACAGTCACGTTCACTGGCGACATAAACATTTCTGACGCCAACCGTGCACGCCACAGCACGGCCAACGGCGACGTTGCTATGTGGTACGCCTCCGGCACGCCTATCAATGCCAACTATGAAATAGCGGCGCCGCTCAAGCACATCGCGAATACTTCGCCGGCCTTTGCTGACGGGGTGGTGATACGGCTCTCGACCAGCGCTGTGACTGGGTACCTGTTGCGGTACATAACCGATGGCTCGTTCGGATTGGGCGGTCAGTGGTTGCTCGGGAAATACGTTGCAGGAACATTTACCTCTCTTGGCTCATACGCAGAGGTCCTGACGCCAGGAGACGAGCCTGTCGTTCGTCTCAGGGCGGACGGCGACCAGATTTCCGTTTATGTCGACGATGTTCTCCGGATCGGGCCAATTACCGATACGGCAATCACGGCGGCCGGCCGGGCCGGAATGTGGTTTCAGGGTATTGGCTCGGACACAAACGGCAATCATCTCAGCAGCTTCACGGCGACGGATATCACTGGCGCCACTACCGTCACTAAGACCGCAACTCTCGCCGGCATTCTTCAGAGAACCGGTATCACCGGTACTGCAAGCCTGACGGGCCTGCTTCAGTCCATGAAGACCGCTCAGGCGACGATGAATGCGGTTCTCGCCAGCATAACTACGAGCACCGTTACGACCACTCTGGGGACGGTCCTCAAGAAGCAGCTCACGTCAACGGTTTCGGTCAATGCCCTGCTGTCAGGGGTGCAGACAAAGACGGTAACGACCGACGCGCTGTTGATGGCTGTCAAGCTGGCGCAGACCAGCCTGGATGCGATCCTGGCCGGTGGCACGACCTTGACGCTGACGGCGAGCCTCAACACCGTCCTTCAGGCCCGCCAGACGTTGCAGACCACGTTGAATGCGGTCTTCCTGCGGTCTGGGCTCACGCTCACCACGACCCTGGAAGCCATTCTTGCGGATGTTGAGACGGAGACTGCGGTTGTTGGGGCTGGCGGGCATCATCCAGGCCAGACCAAGCAATACCCGCCGATCCGCGGAAAGCTCAGGCGCATTCTCTTGCCGGACGGCCGGATCGTGCAGCCCCGGACGATCCAGGAGCAGCGGCGGATCATCTCGGAGTTGATTTCCGAGGAAATCCCCGAGGCTGTAGAGCGGATCGAGCGGCCGGCGCCGAAGCCGAAGCGGCAGAAGGCCAAGACGGTCACAAACCGGCCGCTCCTGGAGGTCACATACCGGATCAATCCGGACCTGGAGCGCGAGATTGCATTCCTATCGGCTCAAAGCGCCGTCCTGGAGATGACCCGTATCATGGCAATGGCCCGTGCCCTGGGGTTGCAGCAGGCAGTCAACGATGACGAAGAGGCATTGATGGCGATCCTGGCGGTAGTGGCGTGAAGATCAGGCTTTGCAGGCCCTACATCAAGCGAACGCCGCTCGGCTACCCGACGCGGGCCGAGGATTGCTGTCGGACGCTGTGGCATCGCTGTGGGTTTGGCGGCATGTGGTTTCTGGACTGGTACGACGGACTTCTGGAGCTGCGCCGCGTGCGGATCAGGGACTATGAAAGCCACTGCTGGCCGCTCTGGAAAAAGGTTTGGCGATGGATTTAGATGAGATGAAACGGCGCGGCGACTATGCCGCAAGGATGATGGCGGAGCCCCTATTCCAGGAGGCTTTCGCGACCTTGAACGCCGAGTTCATGAGCGCCTGGGAAAACTGCACTGACAAGGAAGAGCGCGACCGCATCTGGTTTGCGGTGCGCAATCTGAAGCGGCTCTATCAGTTCTTCGAGACGGTCCTGGATGACGGCAAGGTAGCCGCCGCCCAGATTCTCGCCGAAGAGGAAAAGCGCAAGCGCACTAGGAAGGTTGCATGAGCGACAACGACCAGACCACAGAACAGGCGCTTCTCGGCGGTATCGAGAAGCTGCTAGGCAATACGGTGGAAGACGCGCCGCCCGTGGATAAACGGGAAGAGGAGGAGGCTGCGCCCGCCGAAGAGACTGAAGAGGCCCCTGCAAAGGAAGCCACAGAGGATGAGCCGCCACCGGCAGAGGAGGCTGAAGAGCCGTCCCTCCCGCCGCCTGACGGCTGGACTGCGGAAGACCAGGAATGGTTCAAGACCCTTCCTCCCGAGAAGCAGGAACGTGTCCTGAAACGGGAGCGGGAGCTGCGTTCCCAGGAATCCAAGCGGTCGAACGAACATGCCGAGGCGATCAAGACGCTCCAGACGGAGCGGGACAAGATCGTCAATGAGCGGCAGCAACACATCACCCAGCTACAGAACCTCATTCCTGCTCTACAGCAGCAGATTGCCGGCGAGTTCAAGGACATCAAGTCGATTGGTGATCTTGAGAAGCTTGCTGCCACTGACCCTTCAAGGTACGTCCAGTGGCAGGCCAAGCAGCAGGCAGTTGCGGCCGCATCCCAGGAGCAGCAGCGCCTACAGGCTATCCAGAACCAGGAAGCCCAGCAGCGCGAAGCCAAATGGGTTGCAGAGCAGGAATCCAAACTCGACGAGCTTATCCCTGAGTGGAAAGACCGCACGAAGGGACAGGCCGAGCTTCAGGAAGTGCGCGAGCACCTGAAGGAACGCGGGATCGACGCCAAGCTGGCCGACAATCTCCGGGACGCCGGCATGCTTGCCATAGCCCGAGACGCCCTCCTGTACCGCAAGGCACAGAAGGCGGCCAAGACGGCCAAGCCCCCGGCTCCGAAGGTTCTGAAGTCAGGTTCCCCGACGAAGGGGGGCCAGGATGAGAAGGTTGTTGCCTTGGAAAAACAGTTCCGCAAGACCGGGAACCTGAAAGACGGCGCCCGCTATGTGGAGCGACTGCTCTAGGAGCAACATGACATGACCGTTCCTGCTGGTACTTTCCAGGCCCATTCTGCCATCGGCAATCTGGATGACCTGGAAGACGTGATCTACAACATTTCTCCGACTGAATTCCCGTTCATGACCAATGCCGACCGCGGAAAGGCGACCGGTGTTTTCCATGAATGGCAGACCGACGTGCTGGCGACTGCGGTGGCGACGAATGCCGCAATCGAAGGCGACGATGCGACTGTCCTGACTGCCACGCCGACCGTCCGGCTGGGCAACTACTGCCAGATCGCGACCAAGGCGATCAGCGTTTCCGGTACGCAGGATGCTGTCCGGAAGGCGGGCCGCAAGAGTGAGCTGGCATACCAGATCATGAAGCGCGGCAAGGAGATCAAGCGCGACATTGAAAGCCAGCTCACGCAGAACAAGGCGTCGAGTGCCGGCGGCACGGGCACGTCCCGGACCTCGGCTTCTATCGAGTCCTGGCTGTTCACCAACCGCACCGATCTTGGTACGGGCGGCTCGCCGACCACGCCGGGCTTCATTTCCGGCACCGTCGCGGCGCCGACCGATAATTCGACGGCCGGCACGTTCACGGAAGCCGCCCTGAAGGCGGTGATCCGTGCCGTGTGGGATCAGGGCGGCGATCCGCGCGTCATCATGGTCAACGCCTTCCAGAAGACCAAGTTCTCGGCGTTCGCGGGCATCGCGACGCAGTACCGCGAGAACAAGGGGATGGCACAGGCGACCATCGTGGCGGCGGCGGACGTGTATATCTCCGACTTCGGAGAGCACCGCGTCCTGCCCAACCGCTTCATGCGGACTTCCGTCGCACTGGTTCTCGACATGGATTACTGGGAGGTCGCGTACCTGCGGCCGTTCACCCAGTTCCCGCTGGCGAAGACCGGCGACTCCGAGAAGCGGCAGATGCTCGCTGAGTACACCCTTGTCTCCCGCAATGAAGCGGCGAGCGGCAAGGTCACGACCCTGACCACGAGCTGATAACTAGGGTGCCGGAGAATGGATAAGCGACTGTTCGATTACGATCCGTTCTCCGGCATCCGTACCGACTTCCACTATGACGATCTGACCGACACGTCATATCTGGAAACGTGGCAGGACGTTGAGCCCATCCTGGAACTCAACAAGTATCTACAGAACCACGAGGTAAACGGATGGCTTTCGAAGGCGCGGGAAATGCGCTTCGTGGCGTCGATCCCCAACGTCATCATCGAGAAGTGGATGAACGAGAAGGGGATCAATGTGTTCGACAAGGATCATTGGCCGGCGGTGAAGAGGCTGTTGAACGACCCGGAATGGCGGTACCTGAGAACGGCGCTGGGCCGATTGTAGGGCGCCTCGCCGAAGTCGCAGACCTCATCGCAGAACGCGAATATGCCGCAGCCCTCAAGATTGCCAACAAGGTCCTGGACGCCGATCCGCGAAACCCTTACGCACGTTTCCTCATCGGTCAAATCTTCACTGAGAATGACAATTTCGGGCTCGCTTATAATTGGTTTCAGTCTTTGGCGCGTGACGTGCCCGAGCAGTTGGCGGTCTGGAACTATCTCTGCAAGGCATGTATCGAGATCGGCAAGCTCGAAGAGGCCGAATTCTACATGCGCAAGGGAGTCGAGGTAGACCCCGAGAGCTTCGCCGGCCTCAACAACATGCTGCTGATCCACGCCAACCAGGCCAAGCACGCCGAGGCTATGAAGTGGGGCGAGATGGCGGCCAATGCCATCAGGAACGATCAGGACCGCCGGGAGTACGGCCAGAATATCTCAATGCCCTTCCTGGCTCTGCGCAGATGGAAAGAGGGCTGGGAAAACTATCAGTGCGGTGTCGGCTCGAAGTTCCGCAAGATCAAGGACTATGGCACGCCCTATTGGGATGGCCAGCCGGGCAAGGTCATGGTCCAGGGCGAGCAGGGGATCGGCGATGAGGTCATGTTCGCCTCGGTCATCCCGGACCTGATGAAGGACCATGAGGTTGTGATCGAGTGCGATCATCGTTTGCAGAACCTGTTTCATCGCAGCTTCGGCTGCCATGTGTACGGCACGCGGCACGTTGGGGATCGTTCCTGGCTCGACCATGAGCCGCACGACTATAGCTGTTTGATCGGCAGCCTTGCGGGCATCTATCGGTCCGAGGGCGAGTTCCCCAGGACGCCATATCTGAAGCCCGACCCGCAGCGGGCAAGCATGTGGCGCGGCGTGTTCGACCAGATGCCGGGCAAGAAGATCGGCCTAGCCTGGACGGGTGGGACACGGCAGACCCGGACGGCAACGCGGTCTGTGACGCTGGATCAGCTCAAGCCACTGCTGGACACCGGCAACACGTTCGTCTCCTTGCAGTACAAGGGGACGGAAGGGCCGGAACACGGGGTGCAGTTCTTCCCCTACGCGACACAGACGCAGGACTATGACGACACGGCAGCGCTCGTCTCGCAGCTCGATTGCGTCGTCTCAGTAACCACGGCAGCGGCGCTGCTGGCCGGGGGCCTGGGGGTCCCGTGTCATGTGCTGGTCCCTCCCCAGCCTACATGGCATTGGGCGGCCGATGGCGACATGCCGTGGTTTCCCATTCATCTCTACCGCAGCAAGGGGGATTGGAAACCACTGATCGAGGAGATCGCGCATGCCATCGGAAATTAAGCTGATCGCCATCTGTCCGGCCATGCTCGGGATAACGATGTTGCTTTTAGCTTGGGCTGTCTTTGAGCAAGGAGGCCCGATCACGGCAACGATTTGCGGGATGATTGGCGTTTTCGGAGTTGTGAGTACGGTAGTGCTTTTCAGGAAATTTGGCAGATGCACACTGTCGTAACCTCCTTCTCCCCCGCCGGTTTCGAACAGTACGGCCGGACATTCCTGGAGAGCTTCACCGAACGCTGGCCCGAGACAGTCCGATGCGTCGTCTACTATGAGGCCGGTCAGCCGCCTGTACAGGACTATCGCTGTTCCGGCTGGCCGATCGCTGCGGTGGACGGGCTCGTGGGCTTCTTCGACAAGCTGCGCTTTCCCATCATGTGCGGGCAGATAGGGCCGAACTACAACATCAACTATGACGCCCGCATGGCCCGTAAGACGTTCATCCAGTGCGATGCGGTGAAGCGGTATGGGGGCAAGGTCTTCTGGGTCGACGCGGACGTGTTCACCCACAGTGACGTGCCAGAGACGTTCCCGGACGACATGCTCCCCGATGACAAGATGTGCTGCTATCTCGGCCGTGAGGGCTGGTACTACACGGAATCGGGCTTCATCGGCTTCAATGCCGACCATCCCCTGACCAGTGGTTTCATGAAGGCGTATCGCAACGTCTTCCTGTCCGGCGGCTTCCTCGCGTTGAAGGGCTGGCACGACTGCTTCGCCTTCGATGCGATCAAGGACTGCATGCCAAAGGACCAGATGGTCAACCTATCGAAGGGCTTGCCGGACGGGACGATGCACCCATTCGTGAATAGCGCGCTCGGCGCCTACATGGATCACCGGAAGGGCAAGAGGAAGGATGACCGTTCGACGCAGAGCGATCTTGTACACGAGCGCAACGAACCGTACTGGCAGGCGGCCCATGCTTGATCGCCAGACCTCCTCCGTTATGTCCGGCATCCGCCGAGATCACGTAGCGCGTTATGAGTTCGCGCGGCTGTGGGCAAACGGCGAACACGGTCCGATCCTGGATGCGGCCTGTGGGATCGGCTATGGCTCCTTCCTTCTGGCGACAGACGGGCATGAAGTGACGGCGGTGGACATTTCGCCGGCAGCTATCGAGATGGGCCGGCAGCACTATGACACCGAGAACATTGTCCGCTGGATCAAGGGCGACATTCTGAAACGCCCGTGGGGCGCGGAGACGTTCAACACCATCGTGTCATTCGAGACGCTGGAACATCTGCCAGAAGCGCCCAAGGCGTTGCGGCATTTCAAGGAGTCGCTGCGGCCGGGCGGTATCCTGGTCTGCTCGGTTCCCAACGAGCTGAAGTACCCGTTCATCGCCGAGAAGTTCGCCATGGATGAGTACCCGCATCTGCGACATTACACACCGCAGGATTTCACGGGCCTGTTGAACGACGCAGGTTTCGATGTGATCTACCGGGGGTCGCAGGAGGACAAGCAGAGCGATGTCAAGGTCGGAACCGCAGGTATGTTTCTGGTGTTCGTATGCCGCCCGTTCGTAAGCTGAGGCCGCTTTATGTGGATTTTGTCCCTTGCCGGCATTGCGAGGGGACCGGGGAAATCCAGGGGATGAGATGCCCTAAGTGCGACGGCAAGGGGGAGCAGCCGCTTGTTTTGGGGTATGAGGGAGAGCCGTGGTCAGTGTCAGAGTCTACCTGAGCGGCAATCCCGTACATGATCGAGTGCTGACGGCCTTTTATGAAGGCTGTCCCGAGAGCAAGTCGATTGGACCGGTGGCGGTTTACAAACCTGCCGATATTGCGGTCGTGTTCGGGGTCTACAAATCACAGGTTCCCCTGTCCTGGCCGCGCGGTGCGGTTATCCGCAAGCAGCAGCGGGTCGGGCGAACCATCATCTTGGAGACAGGCTATGTCAGGCGAGGCGACGGACCAGAAGACTACTACGCCGCAGGATTCGATGGCCTTAACGGACGGGCTGATTTCCGCAATCAAGGAATGTCTGGCGACCGCTGGATACAGCTTGATCGCCCGCTCTTATCGCGGAAGGGGAACGGAGATCATATTCTCGTCTGCGGACAGCTCCCCTGGGATGCCTCCGTTGATGGTAGTGACCATCGAGGGTGGATCAAGTCGACAATTGCAGGCCTTGAAAGAGGAGCTGGACGCCCTGTCGTATTCCGGCCCCACCCCCTCATTGGAGATCGAGACTACGGAGTTAGAGGGGTCGAAATCTCTGTTGGACCGCTATCCGCAGCACTAGAAGGCTGCTGGGCCGTCGTGACCTACAACAGCAACACGGCCGTTGACGCGGCGATCCAGGGATACCCCGTATTCGCGCTGGACCGCGGTTCGATGGCATGGGCGGTTGCCGGGCATGATCTGGCGGAGATCGACAGCCCGTCGAAGCCGGACAGGACGCAGTGGGCTGCCGATCTTGCGTATTCGCAATGGAAGCCGGCGGAGATGGCCGAGGGGCTGACGTGGCGGCACTTGTCCCGCTAGCCCGGCCCGATCTGACCGGCAACGAAGCAGACTATCTGCAAGACGCTCTGGCTTCAGGCCGGGTTTCCTCTGGTCCCTATGTGGACCGCTTTGAAGACGATTTCGGAGCCCTGTACGACCTTCCAGCCGTCTCCTGCTCTTCCGGTACGGCAGCCCTGCACCTGGCGCTCCTGGCGGCCGGCATCGGCCCTGGTGACGAGGTTCTGGTTCCTGACCTGACATTCGCCGCGACCGCCGCCGTGGTGAAGCACGTCGGGGCCACGCCGGTCCTGGTGGATGTGGACAACAACATGTTTATCTCGGCCGCGCTTGCAAGGCAGGCCCGGACCGAACGGACAAAGGCCGTCATTGCCGTGCATCTGTACGGCCTGCTTGGAGATGTAGCGAACCTGAAGCGGTGCTTGCCGGGCCTCGTTGTGATCGAGGATGCGGCCGAGACGATCCAGCCCTATCAGGTGCACGGGGATTACGCCTGCTTCTCCTTCTATGGGAACAAGGCGATCACGACGGGCGAGGGGGGCGTGGTCCTGACCAGCGATCCCGATCCGGTGCGGCTCTACCGCAGCCACGGGATGACAGGACACTGGCAGCACCCTGTCGCGGGATTGAACTACCGGATGACCAATCTGCAAGCGGCTGTCGGCTGTGCGCAGCTTGAGCGGTGGGGCGAGTTCACGAGGCGCCGGCTGAAGAATTGGGGCCGCCTCGTGGCAGAGATAGGAGGCCGGGGAACATGGATGCACGTCGTTCCAAAGCGCGAGATGCCGGGTGTCGAGACGAGGCCGGTCTTTGCCCCGATTCATACCCTGCCGCCATATCGGTCAACCAAAGCGTTCCCGATGGCCGACAAGTGGTCCCGGATGATGTGTCTTCCGTGTGGGCCTCATCTGATGCCTGCGGATTTGGATTTCATGATGGAGGAGTACAACGGTGAGAGTGTTTCTCGGCTTCGATCCGCGGCAGCCGGTTAGCTACAACGTCGCGCAATTCTCTATCCTGCGCCGCGCCCATCGGCCGGTCTGGCTCTGCCCGTTGATCGCGGAGCAGCTCGATTTTCAGCGCCCCGGCCTTACCCCGTTCACCTGGACGCGGTTCTTGGTGCCCTGGCTCTGCAACTTCCAGGGCTGGGCCGTGTTCATGGATGCGGACGTGATCGTGGTCGACGATATCTACAACATCATGAACGGTGTGGACCAGAACAAGGCTGTTCACGTCTGCGACACGAATCCGGCATTCGAGCGCGGGGCGGTGATGCTGTTCAACTGCGCTCATCCCGACAATGCGATCCTGACCCGTGAGTATGTCGCGATGGCGAACAACCTGCACTCGATTGGATGGACCAAGAACATCGGCAAGCTAGACCCACGGTGGAACCATCTTGTCGGATACGACAAGCCGACAGATGAGGTTTCGTTGATTCACTACACGATGGGCGTGCCGGCGTTTGAAGAGACGCGCGATTGCGAGCATGCGGACCTGTGGATTCAGGAGGCGCAGATCATGGAATATGCGGCGCCGTGGCAGGAGATCATGGGGCCGTCTGTTCATGCGGTAGAGCACCAGGGGAAGATGGTTCCGAGGTATAAAGCCAATGGCGATCACAGACCGCACCAGCCTGCTTAACGCCATCAGCACGTCCGCTGGCTGGCTTGCCAGGGATGACCTGACGACGCCGGATGACGACTTCGTCACGCTTGCGGAAGCGCGCATCGCCTATGGCGCCGGCCCTCCCTATCCGTCCCCGGCCCTCCGGGTGCGGGCAATGGAGCAGTCAACTGACCTAGGCATATCGTCACAGACCACGGCTTTGCCAACAAGCTTCCTGGGGGCGCGGCGGCTCTATATCGACACCGATCCAGTGCAGGCTCTCGACTTCCTGGCGCCGAACGACTTCTGGCGCAAATACATGTCGACCACGACGGGCGAGCCCAAGGCGTTCACGCTTGAGGGCGACAACATCGTTGTGGGTCCGACCCCGGACGCGACCTATACGGGGAAGCTCACCTATTGGAAGAAGTTCGACGCCCTGTCGGCCTCGACAACGACCAACTGGCTGTTGACCAACTACCCCAGCATCTACCTGTACGGGACGCTTCTTGAGGCGGCGATCTACATCCAGGACGCCGAGAAGGCGCAGCAGTACGGAAGCCTGTTCATCGCTGCGATCAACGGGCTTTGCTATGCGAACGAGACAGACCGTTTCAGCGGCGCACCCTTGCAGGTGCGGACAGACATTTCGGGGGATTAGATGCCTGTCAGTTTCGGCGAATGGCTTCCTGATCTTCCGGACTTCCAGAATCCCGGCGCGACGGAGGCGAAGAACGTCTATGCCGATGCGCTGGGGTACAACCCATTCCAGGATTTATCTGTAGATACTGATTTGACCTCTCTCGGAGAAATTATCCAAGGTAAGCCATTCGCTGTCTCGACTCCAGCTGCCGGTGAAGCAAATCCATCAAAGCATATTTATGCTGGGCTTGGGGACGATGTTGGGGTCTATGTTCTAGCTTTTTCTCCTGGAGCAGCTGCGGCGATAGCTTGGGAAAATGTTCCGGCAACCACGACAACTGGCGTTGTCACTGTGGATGCTGCACTTGATTGGCATTTTGCACAATTCGGGACTTTAATCATTGCAGCGAATGGCTCGCAATCATTGCGCAAGGTTACGCCTACCAACTATCAGGTTCTTGGTGGTTCTCCGCCGATAGCCCGCTATGTCGCCATCGTCGGTGACTTTGTGGTCGCGGCGAACATCTCGACCAATCAAAGTCTGGTCCAGTGGTCCGGCATCAATGATGCCGAAAGCTGGGCAGCGTCCGCGACGACTCAGGCCGACAGCCAAGCGCTTCCCGATGGCGGTATCATTACCGGCATCGTCGGCGGGCAGTTCGGGGTGATCTTCCAGGAATTCGCGATCCGCCGGCAGACCTATATCGGGTCTCCGCTGATTTTCCAGTTCGACGTGATCGCCAACGATTTCGGCTGCCGGTATCCCAGTTCCATCGCGGAGTTCAAGGAGCAGATTTTCTTCCTGTCAGATCACGGGTTTGCCGTCGTCTTGAATGGGCAGCAGGTTGTCCCTATCGGGCATAAGAAGGTAGACGGCTTCTTCCGCGCCGATCTGTTGCCTGAAACAGCGACGGGGGGAAATGCCAATCCAGTCAAGCCTAAGGTCATCGGCATTGTCGATCCGAAGAATGAGCGGTACTTGGTCGCCTACCCCAGCGCATCAAGCACGCCTTATGTTCAAGATCGGCTACTAATCTATGATATCCAGATAGGGCGCTGGTCTAGGGCAGAGGTCACTGTCGAATCGCTCGGTGTGATCTGGAAGCGCGTAGAGGATGGTTCTGCGGATTATCTGACTAATGAACTTGTTGTCTGCGCCTTCAATACATCGCACAAGCTCGGCTATTTCGATGGCGCCAATCTCGCGGCGACAATCGAGACGACGGAGGCCCAGATTTTCCCCGGCCGCCGGGCGTTCGTGAACGGTATCCGCCCCATCGTTGATGGCGGATCGGATTCGGAAATCAACGTCCAGCTTGCAACCCGATCCGCCCCGAATGATGCGGTTACGTTCATGGGCACTGCGGTCATGGGGCCATCAGGTCTTTGTTCCGTTCGCTCTTCCGGCCGTTTCCACCGTGCGCGAGTCAACATCGCAGCCGGTGCCAGTTGGACGCATGCGACAGGGGTTGATGTGGAAGCCGTCCCAGAGGGCAAGCGGTGAGCCATACGTTTCTTCGTCCGCACATCCCGCCGACCGGCAATGTCGCTGTCGATACGGCAATCCGCATCATTCTCGACTGGATCATGCGCGGGATCATGCAGGGGCATTTCAACACTGATCTTGAGGTCACGTTGACGGCAAACCAGGCGACCACCGTCATTACTGATCCTCGGTTGTCGATCCATACCGTGATCCTGTTCTGCCCATTGACGGCCAACGCTGCGGCCGAGATAGGGGCGGGAACGCTTTACGTAAGCGCGCGGGATAGCGAGACGGCGACGTTGACGCATGCGAACAACGCTCAAACCGACAGGGATTTCGTCCTGTCACTGGTAGGGTAAAATGCCTAGCGCCTATGACGCTTTTCTCACCCGCTTTGGCGGCCAGCCGACAGCGCCGTACAACCCGTTTCAGGCCGCTCCGAACTACCAGAGCAGCTACACCCCCGGCGCGTTCAATGCGCCGGCCGCTCCCGGACTGCTGACGCCGCCGCCTGCCCCGGGTGGGGGGCTGCTGTCTCCTCCAGCCCCCGGCAATGTGATGCAGGGCGGCGAGATCAACGACCCCGGCGGGAACAATGACAACCCCGGTGGGCTCGGCCAGGGCAATCCCGGCTACGCCCCAGGCTACTCCGATACGGCTGCCTTGATCGGGGCCGGGCTTAGTCTGGCGATCCCCGGCGCGGGATCGCTGGTCACGGCGGGCAATGCTCTTTCCGGTGTCCAGGCGGCCAATCAACAGGCCGACATGATGTCCAAGATCACCGGCCAGCCGATCAATCTCAGCACGGGCGACCTCCTGAGCGCTGGTACCGGCGGTTTCCTGGGGGACAGCCCCTATGCCGGTGGCCTCGGAGGCTACGGCGAACTCGGGGTCGGCGGCATTACCGGCATGCAGAACATGATGGACCCCGGCGTCATGGGTGCGGCAAGGGCTCAGGCGGCCTCACTGGTGAAGGAATTCAACCCGGCCGGCCCGATTACCCCAACATCCGGGCTGCTTACCCAGCCTGCTCCTGCGGCCCCTACGGGCCTGCTATCGACCCCTGCGGCTCCGCCGTCTGCCGCCTCGATCGAGAAGGCCAAGATCGCCTTGGCGCAGAGCATGGGGGTAAACGTCACCAGCTCCTCGCAAATCCCGTCAAGTTCCTCGCTCGGCAAGATGATGGCTCAGGTCGATACGTCCATGCAGGCCGGTGCGAGCGCCGCCGAAGCACGAGCAGCGGCTCAGGTCGGTGGCCTCGCCAAGGGTGTTGGGGCTGGGAATGCGACGACGGGGACAAGCCCGAACAAATCCGGCTCGGCCGCTGCCGGGCAGTCTGCCAAGGCCGGCGCTGGCAAGGGCGGTGGGTACGAGGGCGGCGGGAAGGAAAAGGGCGGCGGGAAGAGCAGTGGCGGCGGCTCGGCCGGGGCCGGGCCGAAGGGCACGGGCAGCAAGGGCGGGAAGAAGTAACTTGAATGCGTCTAATTATATTCCACGTGCGGCAAAGGACAGTCTACCTGTCCTGATAGGCGTCAAATCCGACCGGATCGAGGCTGTCTGGCCGGAGATCGAGGAGCTTGTCATCCGGGGGCTGGAACATTGCCAGGGCTGCTACTGGCCCGAAGACGTGAAGGCGGCGTTAATCCGTCGCGATATGCAGCTTCATGTGGCCCAGAGCGACCGGATCGAGGCGATCTGCATCACAGAATTGGTTAATTACCCAAGGCGGAAGCTGTGCAATCTGTTCCTCCTGGCCGGGGAAAACATGGCCCGGTGGGTTCACTATCAGTCGGAGATCGTGGCATGGGCGCGTTCCGTGGGTTGTGACGGGATGGAGGTCCACCACGGCAGAGCGGGATGGGGAAAGCGCCTCCCGGGTTGGGCGCAGAGCGTGACATTGAGGAGAGACCTATGAGCGGCGGCGGTGGAACCCAGACGACTGTCCAATCCTCGGACGCCCCCGAGTACGCCCAGCCCTTCGTCAAGGACGTGCTGAGCGAGGCGCAGAATCAGTATCGGGAGCCTCAGCCGCAGTACTATCCCGGGGCAACCCTGGCGGCCCAGAGTCCGGAGACGCTGGCGGGCATCAATGCCCTGTCTTCCAGGGGCATGACCGGCAACCCGCTTGTACAGGGCGCCCAGGCCCAGCAACAGGGTACTATCGGCGGCCAGTATCTCGCCGGCAACCCGATGCAGGATGCGGTGTATGGGAACATCGCGAGCCATGTCCTGCCGAGCGTCAACAGCCAGTTTTCCTTGGCGGGCCGGTATGGATCGAACGCGCACCAGAACCAGCTCGTCGACCAGTTGACCAACGCCTACGCCCCCTATGCCAGCCAGAACTACCAGTTCGAGCGCGGCAACCAGGAGGCCGCTGCCGCACGGTCGCCACAGTTCGCCGCCCAGGACTACCAGGACATCAATGCCGTTCTGGGGGCCGGGCAACTCAGGCAGGATTACGGCCAGCAGCAGATCAATGCGGACATCGGAAGATGGGATTTCGCCCAGAACCTCCCGGCCCAGAAACTCGCCCAATATGCGGCCCTGACCTCAGGCGGCACGGTGGGCAATCAAGTCACTAGCCAGCAGCCGCAGAACAATAACCAGCTCATGCAGCTCCTCGGCCTCGGGCTGGGTGGGCTCGGCACGGCTGGACAGATCGGGTGGTTGTGATGGCTGGTCTTCTCTCCTCCCAACCCCCTTCCGGCGGCCTTCTGTCTCTGCTCGGTCCGGATGCCCGCCGGCAAGCCCTGTTTTCCGGTCTCACACAGGCCGGTGCGGGATTGATGCAGGGTGGACAGCCAAATGCCCTTGCGGCGCTGGGGCAGGGCCTCGGCGGCTTCAATCAGGGCTTCTCCGGTGACATCAACCGGCAGATTCAGGAACGGCTGTTGATGGACCAGTTCGGGGAGAAGGAGCGGGAGCAGCAGCGCCGGGCGGCGATGGCAGACGCGCTTACCGGCATGGAAGACGTGCCTCCGGAGATCGAGGCGCTCATTCGTCCGATGGCGCAGACCGATCCTGAGGGGGCGTGGAAGTTCTATCAGGACTACATGCTAAAGCAGGCTGGGCAGACGCCGCAGGGAGCTGAATCTCCGCTGGGCAAACTGGCGGCCGATTTCGCCGCCGGCAGGATCACGAAAGAGCAGTACGACGCCGGAGTGAAGAAAGCGAACTACATCACGCCGCCGGCCAACACGACCATCAACGTCGGCCCGACCGGAGTCGATTACGGCGATCCCGAGGCGGGCCTTGCGTGGGCGCGCAATCCTGACGGCACGGTGAGGCTTGACGAGCGCGGGGCGCCCATCGCCCTTCCGTATCAGGGCGGGAAGCCCTATGCGGAACAGCAAAAGGCGGAACAGGCGGCAGCGGGGCAGGCGGCGGCTACGCTTCAGGTCGGCGATGTGGTGCTGACGGATATCGGGCGAGTCAAGGAAAAGATCGAAAAGGCGCCGTGGTACGCGCCAACGACCGGTCTTGTTGGCAACATCCTGAAGGACGTTGGCGGTACGCGAGCGGCAGACGTAAGGGCACTCACGGATACGGTGCGGGCGAACATCGGCTTTGATCGCCTTCAGGCCATGCGCGACGCTTCGCCAACTGGCGGCGCTCTTGGTCAGGTGACAGAGCGCGAATTGGGCCAGTTGCAGGCCGTTCTCGGCAGTCTGGAGCAGACGCAGACGGAAGGTCAGCTCCTCTTCAATCTCGACCGGCTGGAGAAAATCTATACGGACATCGTGAAGAAAGCGGAAGCCTATCCCAACGCTGCCGAGTTTGGTTTCGGCGGGGGAGGAGAGCAGCCCGCAAGTCCGTTCACCGGCATGAGCGACGAGCAGGTTCTAGAAGAGCTGCGCAAGATGGGGTACGCAATAGATGAATAAGGAACAGCAGCTCCTCGTCGAGGCGGCCCGTCGCGGCCTCTTGCCCAAGATGCCTGTCAGGAAGGCGCCGGGCAGCACGTCGACCGGCAACATCATGGACCTATTGGAGCAGGGGGCGACCTTCGGATTCGCCGATGAGGTCGGAGCTGCCGGCGCAGCAACGGGGGCGTTCTTGAAGGAGCTTCCCAAAACATGGGATGTGGGTCAGGCCGGGACAGCGGCCGGAGAAACCTATAATCGTCGCCTGGGCGAAATCCGGCAGGGGATCGAGAGCTATCGTGCTGAACATCCGGTTCTCGGAACTGGAGCTGAAATTCTCGGCGGACTCGGCACGGCAGGCACGCTGGCGAAGCAGGGCGCGACCTTGCTTAACGTCGCCCGCCCGACAATTCCCAACATGATGCTGAGGGGTGCCGGGGAGGGTGCTGCCTATGGCGGGGCCTATGGTTTTGGCACAGGAGAAGGCGGCGCGGAAAATCGCCTCCGCAGTGCGGCTGCCGGCGCGGCCATTGGCGGCGTAACCGGCGGCGTGCTCGGCGGAGTTGGCTCGCTTGCGGCCAACCGTGCTGCGGCATCTGCATTGCGGCGCGGGGCTCCGACAAAGGAAGCCCTGAAGAAGTCGGCCCATGAAGCTTACGACGCAGCGGACGCGGCCGGTCTTGTCGTTTCGCAATCGAGTTTCTCGCGCGCCGTCTCGGATATTGCCGATGCGGCGGTTGATGCCGGGATCGACAAGACCATTCATCCTCGGGCCACGGCAGCGCTTGCGCGGCTGGAAGAGGCCCTTGGGAAACAGCCGACGCTGAGTGAGCTGGAAATTCTGCGGCGCGTCCTGAAGGGTGCGGCAGCCAGTCCTGAGGCCGACGAGCGCCGGATTGCAGACCTCATGATCGACGGACTCGACGATTATGTCGGCAACCTGTCGCACATGGATGTTGTCGCTGGTGATCCCCTGAAGGCGAGTTCGGAGATCACCAGGGCGCGTGATCTATGGTCGCGGCTGCGCAAGACGGAGATGATCGAAGACGCCGTCACCAAAGCGGAGCGACGCGCGGCCTCTACCGGATCAGGCGGGAATCTCGACAACGCTATCCGACAGAACATCCGGGCCATTCTGGACAACCCGAAGAAGGCCCGTGGGTTTACGAAAGAAGAGCGCGAACTGATGGAGTCCGTTGTGAAGGGCGGTCCTGTCCAGAACATGCTGCGGCTGCTCGGCAAGCTGTCGCCCGGCGGAAACGGACTGATGACTATGCTTCACGGCACAGCGGGCATTGCTACGGGCGGCGCGACGTTGCCGCTCATGATGGCTGGGGCTGTCTCTAAGGGGCTTGCCGACCGCATGACGCCACAGCGGATTCAATCCCTGTTGACCGCTACGCGGAGCGGGGGTGCTCCGACGCCGGGCGCCCATCTCACGGCAGCGCAGCGGGTGCTGTTGGAATCGGCCGTCATGAGCGCGGCGCAGCAGGGGCAGAACGTCCTACCATAGGAAATAGGTCAGATCGCGCACGAGCCGGCCAAGGCCGATCCAGACCAGGAACCAGGAGACGGCGATGCCCAAGGCGAGCTGTTGAAAGAACGGCCCGGCATTAGGCCCGAAAAGTGGCTCCCGCATGCTCGGCAGCCTATCCCTTCGGCCCCTGCGGTGCTATCGCTTGCCCAACCGACGCGGGCTCGATATGGGGCGCTACCACGGCCTGCGGGTCCTTGCCGGGGCAGGCCAGGACGGGCGAGGCAAGCATGAAAATCGCCATAGCTATAAGGTATTTCATCTAGTCCTCCGGTTGAGAGGCGCCTACAATTCAGGCCAAAGACGGGACGGCGGAGTGGGATCAGCACCCCGCCGTCCCTGGCCACCCGCAATCCTGAGTCAGAGGATACGCGAATGGTTGCACGAACGATAGCCGCGGCGCTCTGCCTGTGGCTTGTTAACTTTCCGTTAGATTTGCGGGCTGCCGAACAGACCTGTAACCCGACCCGGGCGCAAATCCTTTCCCGTCTCACCGCCATAGCCGACGAATCCCTGGCCTTCCGAGGGGTCAACAACCGCGGCCAGATGGTCGAGGTTCTGACCGGCCCGGACGGAACGTGGTCGGTCGTGGTGACGATCCCCGGCGGATGCTCGGTCATGACGACATGGGGCACGGCCTGGCAGCCGATCCTGCCGCCACCCGTGGGGGACCCGTCGTGAGGTCCGATCTGGACGAACGCGACGAGCGGATCGCCCGGCGGGCCGAGGAGCTGGTATTCCAGCGGGTGTACGCCGAGATCGGCCGGTCTGTCGTCAAGCGGGCGTGGTGGCTGGTCCTGGTGGTCGCCGCGGGGCTTCTGGGGGTCGCCGGCTACTTCCACCTCTCCAAGGGACCACCGTCATGAGCGGCGCCCGTGCGCGTCCTGGCGGGCCTTCTGCTGTGGCCGCTCCGGCTGATTACCGGTGTCATGTGGTGGTACGATGAGCGCCGTCGTCTACGTCATGGAGGACGGGCTTCTCCGCTGGGAAGCGACGGAGGTCTGCCTGACGCAGAAAGAGGCCCAGCTTTTCGGCCTGCTGGCAAAGCGCCGGCCTCACCTAATCGCCATGGAGCGGTTGGCCGCCTTCTATTCTGGCGGCGGCAATGATCCGAAATCCAACGTCCGGGTCGCCGTGAACGGCCTACGGAAAAAGCTTCGGCCGGTTCCCTTGACTGTCAAGAACCGGCCGGGCTGGGGATACTGGCTCTCGGGCGAGCTGACGGTGGAGTAGGGCCGCCCTGCCTGAGCGGCCCGGTGGTCACGCCCGGCGAGTGCCGCCCTTATTGCCCTTCGGACCCCGAGGGCCTTCGACGTTCGGATTGGCCTTCTCGACGTGGTTGGACGGGCTGCTGTTGTTGTCCCGATACCCGCCCGTCGAAAAACCTCCCTTCGAGCCAGGTATCCCCGCCGTACCGCCAGGGCCAACGAAATTGAAGCCCGGCACAACCTGAAGAGGCTCGCCGGACACCTTCAGTCCCCGGGATGCCTGGTAGTGCTCGATCTTGATGTCATCCTTGGCCATGTCAGTTGATCACGCCAAGAGCCCAGGTGTACTGGCTCGCCGCCTCGGTCTTGATCGCCGCCAGGTCATTCCACCGCCCGTAGGACTTGGCGTTCCACAGGCAGGACATGATGAGTTCCTCCTCACCGTCGTAATTGCTCTTGACCCACGAATAGAGACTCGCGGCCTGCGTCTTCGCATCCGCAATATCCGTGTACTGGCCAGTCGACAGAACCAGGGCGAGACAACCGGTAATAAGCTGCTTGTTGTTCATGTGTCTGATCCCCACAAGGGCTGGTTTCGATGGGGAGAACATAGCAGAAACACGGGGCGCCGTCTAGAATATGGCAGGAGGCCGGACCAGTGCCCGAGACGACAGAGAACCGTCGCGCGATCGAGTTGGCGAGCCGGGCGCACCTGCTGGCAGAGAA